CTGGCTACCTCGTCGTGAAGGTGGTAGAGGGACAGAAATCTCAACTCTAGATGGCGGACAGAATCTAGGCGAATTGACCGATGTTGAGTATTTCAAGAGAAAATTATATTATGCTTTGAATATTCCACCGTCAAGATTGGTTGGAGAAAATGGCTTCAATCTAGGAAGATCGGCTGAAATTACGAGAGATGAAGTTAAATTCTATAAATTTATTGAAAGATTGCGTAATAAGTTTGCCCAAGTATTCATGCAATTGCTTAGAATTCAATTGGTTCTTAAGGGGATCATAACTCAGAATGACTGGGAAGAAATTAATTATACTATTAACTTCTCGTTTAATAAAGATTCTTATTTTACTGATTTAAAAGATGCTGAAATTTTATCTGCTAGAATGGAATTGGCCACTCAAATGGAGCCAATGATAGGTAAATATTTCTCTTCCATGTACATCAAAAAGAATATTTTGAAGCAAAGTGATGAAGAAATAGAACAATTAAACAGCGAAATGGCTGTAGATATAGCAAAGCAGCAGCAAGAACAATTGGCACAAATGCAAATGGCACAAGAACAGCCAGAATAATAAAAATATAAATAACAAAGGAAAAAACTATGAAAGCAAAAACAATCATCCATTCAATTCTTGAAGAGAATGCAGTCAAAGCAAAAAAGGCAATCACTGAGGATTTAGCTATTAAGCTAGGCCAAAGACTAGCCGAAGAATATGTAAAAGTTTCCAAAACAACTTTTAATGAGGCAGATGATAATCTAGCAAACAATTATCCTCCCTTCGATGAGGTTACCAGAGGAGATATCATTGCTGCTGGTAAAGATGAAGAGCAGGATGGGGAAGTAGAAGGCAAAGAAGAGGAAACGGACGAGGACGAGGACGAGGACGAGGACGAGGATGAAGGTTGCGAAAAAGGCGAAGAATGAAATTAATTACCGAAACAGTTGAAGAAGTAGCATACCTAACTGAAAACAAAGACGGTGAAAAGCAATATTTCATCGAAGGCGTTTTCATGCAGGCTGATCAAAAAAATAAAAATGGCAGAGTTTATCCAAAACAAATTCTTGTCAAAGAAGCCAATCGCTATGTTACTGAATATGTGAATAAGAATCGCGCTCTTGGTGAATTAAATCACCCAACTGGTCCTTCAGTAAATCTTGATCGTGTTTCTCACAAAGTCACCTGGCTTTACGAGAATAACAATGATTTCTATGGTAAAGCCAAGATTCTTGATACTCCGTGTGGTCAGATTGTAAAGAATCTAATGAGTGAAGGTGTCAAGCTTGGAGTCTCAACCCGTGGAATGGGTTCTTTGGAAAAACGAGGTGGAATAAATGTTGTGAAAGAGGACTTCATGCTTGCTGCTATCGATATTGTTGCAGATCCATCAGCACCAAATGCTTTCGTAAATGGAATCATGGAAGGTAAAGAGTGGGTTTGGGATAATGGTCTTCTAAAGGAACAGCAAATTACTGAATATAGAAACACCATAAAGAAAACTCCCTCTAAAAAACTACAAGCAGAATCAATTAAACTTTTTGCTGATTTCTTGAGAAAAATTAAATGAATCAAAAATTAAAAAATTTTTATTTCTTATCAGAATCTAATAGAAATATTGATTTTGTTTCATTGAATGAAAAAACTTTGGGTTTGAATGTTGCCAATATTTTGGGAAAAGCAAAAAGAGGATTTTCGTTTCTGGCTGGTGGATCTAAAAATCGCAGATATAGCGATAAAGTTTTAAATGCAGTTGCTGCTGGTTCATATGCAGGAGCAGCCTGGGCTCAGGAACAAAGGGCTTGGCAAGATTACTTAGCTAATCAATTAGCTCAAGGTCCACTTGGTAGATTAGGTGCTGAATATAAAGAAGCTGGAATTAACACTATGCTTGCCCCATTTAAACTAGCTCCACAAGCTTTAAATGCAAGTGCAGCAATCAATTTGAGAAGAATGGGCAGAGGCACACCACATGCAAATATACAATATGGTCGAACAGAAATTTAAATATATATAAAACGGAGAGTTAACAAATGAACGATACATCAGTAGAAATGGATTTTTTAGGTAAAACATCACTTGATGCCGAAGGAAAGGGATTTATGCTTCAGACACAGAATCCCCCAGCCGAAGGTTTAGCCCAAATGAACATGAGAACTGTTCAGGGGCCAATGGGTCAACAACAAGAACAAATACCAGTTGAAGGCGAAGAAGAAGAATCAACTGAAGAAAGCTTAAAGGAGCATTTAGCTGCACTTTTTGCAAATGCTAACCTTTCAGAAAATTTTGTCGAAAATGAAAAATCAAACGAGATTGCAACTCGCATCAATGAAGCTTACAAAGCCCAGTATACCAATGCTCTCACTGAAACTGTAAATGGACTCACTGAAAAGATTGATGATTATTTAACCTATGTTGTTGAGGAATGGATTAATGAAAATAAGCTCCAAATCGAAAGAGGAATTAAGGTAGAACTAGCCGAAAATTTCATCTTTGGACTAAAGAAACTATTTGAGAGCAACTTCATTGATGTTCCAAATGAAAAATATGATGTTTTAGACGAACTATACACCAAGATTGAGCAACAGGAAGATCAATTGAATAATTCAATGAACGAAAATATTGATCTAAGAAAGAAATTACTTGAATCTGCCGCCGTGAGCGTTTTTGCTCAGGAAACCCGGGGTCTTGCTCAGACTCAGGTTGAAAAACTGGCTAATCTAGCTGAAGGTATCGAATATGACGATGTAGAACAGTTCAGAGGAAAGATTCAAATTCTAAAGGAAAGTTATTTTGGAAATGGAAATGTCCAACCACAATCAGCTCAAGCAGCAATGCCAAGATTTGCTCCAAAGGTAGACATTCTTGATACATCATCTGAGCCTGAAATGATTAGCGAGGGAATGGATATTTACAGAAGAGCTATTAGTAGACACATAAAGAAATAAATTTTATAAATAAAATATTAGGAGATACACATGAATTTTGACGATACAACACCATACGATATTCTAACTGAGAAGTGGGAGCCAGTTTTGAAGCACGATGCACTCCCACAGATTGAAGATAGCTACAAGAACAAAGTAACTGCTGTTCTTCTTGAGAACCAAGAGCAGGCCATGCGCTCTCAGAGACTAACTGAAGACAACACCCTCGGTGGAGTCATCAGCAACGTTGCTAGCCCCTCTTCAACCTCAATCGCTGGTTATGACCCAATCCTAATCAGCCTAGTTCGTCGCGCAATGCCAAACCTCATTGCTTACGACATCTGCGGCGTTCAGCCAATGACCGCCCCAACCGGACTCATTTTCGCAATGCGTCCCAAGTACGATCCCAATGGCGGAACCCGTAAGGAAGCCATGTTCCAGGAACCATTTGTTCCCTTCGCAGGTTCAGGTGGCACTGGTGGTCAGGGAGACACCTATGCCGATTACCTCAACGGAGCCGCCTACAGCACCGATTATGGTCTAACTCTATTCGGTGGATTAACTGGTGCAACTAGAGGTGCATTCTACAGCGGAAACTTCAAGGGTATGCTTGTAGGCGAAGCTGAAGGTCTTGGTGGAGACAAGCAATTCCAAGAAATGGCTTTCACCATCGACAAGGTTGCTGTTCAGGCTAAGACCCGTGCTCTAAAGGCCGACTACACCACTGAGCTTGCTCAGGACCTCAAGGCTGTTCATGGACTTGATGCTGAAACCGAACTAGCTAACATTCTCAGCACTGAAATTCTTGCTGAAATCAACCGCGAAGTCGTTCGTGGCATCTACCATGTTGCTAAGATTGGTGCAACTCAAACCGATCTAAGCTCCAACAGCTTTGGTGGTGGTGTTTATGACCTCCTCACCGACTCAGACGGTCGTTGGTCAGCTGAACGCTTCCGTGGCCTCATGTTCCAGATCGAACGCGAAGCCAACCAGATTGCTAAGGAAACTCGTCGTGGTAAGGGTAACTTCATCATCTGCTCGTCAGATGTTGCTTCAGCCCTCGCCATGGGTGGATGGCTAAACATCAGCCCCGCTCTAAACAACCAGCTTGAAATTGATGACACTGGAAATACTTTTGCTGGCGTACTCAATGGCAAGATGCGCGTTTACATCGATCCTTACGTCAAGTCGGGCGTAGATTTCGTCTGCGTCGGCTACCGTGGTGCAAGCCCCTACGACGCTGGCTTGTTCTACTGCCCATACGTCCCACTCCAGATGGTCCGTGCAGTCGATCCTAATACCTTCCAGCCAAAGATCGGCTTCAAGACCCGTTACGGCATGGTTGCTAACCCATTCGTCATCAAGAGCGATGGAACCTTAGACGGCGAAAGCATGACCGCCAATATCAACCAGTACTACCGTATCTTCCGTGTTGTTAATCTCCACGGTAACACTAACTGATAAGTAGTATCTAACTCTTTGAAAACGGGAGCCAGAAATGGCTCCCGTTTTCTTTTCTACATAGTTTATGTCTTTAACAGAAATTTCTACATTAGGTCAGAACTATTTTCGGTTCGAAATCTCAAGACTTCCAACTGTTCAATATTACACACAGGAAACTACTTTACCTAATTTGATTCTTGAAGCACAAGATCAACCTACCACATTAGGCATACCAGTTAAAAGACCAATAGGTGCTTATAGATTTGAAAATTTAACTTTAAGTTTTCTAGTTGACGAAAAAATGACCAACTGGTTAGAAATTTATAGATGGATGCGCCATTTAGGAAATATTAATACTGATACTGACAATAATGAATTGCCATTTGAATCATGGCAAACTAAAGCATATTTGTATTTAACTAAGGGAACATACAATGACAATTTAAAGGTTATATTCCATGAAGTATTTCCAGTAGCTTTAACAGGATTAAAATTTATGACTGACTCTCCAGCAAATTCTGTTCAAAAGGCAACAGTATCTTTTGCATATACTTACTATTCGTTTGATCCCGATCCCGGTAATATAACAAATTGATTTAATAGAATAATGTGTATAATTATATTATGAATTTTGATGAACTAAAACAACAAGTCCAAGAAGATCTGAAGATTGATTTCACCGAACTAGCAATAGAATCGGTTAATACTCCACAGATCCATAACAAGTATCTTCTATTTCTCAAGAAGCACAAGGAAGCCCTAGCAGAGGACGAGAGAACGCTCCGTGTCATGCGGAAGTACAAGTGGCTGTATTATACAGGAAAGTTGTCTAAAGAGGAACTAGACCGTTTTAAGTGGGAGCCGTTTGATCTAAATATTCTCAAGACCGATGTTGATCGGTTCATTGATGCGGATGATGATGTCATTCGTCTTGAAAAACAGATTACTGAAAAGAAAGAACTAGTAAATTATTTGGATGGTGTCGTAAAGATCGTAGGAAACAGACAATGGAATATACGATCAGCCATCGAATGGATCAAATTCAGTCATGGGCAGTGAAGAAGTAAAAATAGAAAAAATTGATGGTACATTCATCAAGATTCATTGCGAAAATTCAGTAGCAAAAGAGATATCTGATTACTTCACATTCAAGGTCCCTAACTCTCAATACTCACCAGCATTCAAGCGTAGAATTTGGGATGGTCAGATTCGTCTGTTCAATTACTTCACTCGCAAGATCTATACAGGTCTTAGAAACAAAGTAATTCAGTTTTGTCTTGACAGAAACTACGAATGCAAGTTTGAAAATTTCAAGGAGGAGTTTTTTGAGGATTATAAGTCTTATCTTGATGACCTACATCTATACTCAGATTCTGACGAAATCCAGCTTAGAGACTATCAGAGAAGGGCTGTGGAAATGGCTCTTGATCATAAGCGTAGTCTACTGATATCTCCAACAGGTAGCGGTAAGTCTCTGATCATCTACTGTATTCTTCGCTATCTTCTTAGTAAGAACAAAAGAGTTCTTATTCTAGTTCCTACCACAAGCCTGGTTCATCAAATGA